TCCCCAAGTAATCCTCCTTCAAGTAATCCTCCTTGTGGACTTCTCATTATACCTCCTTGTGTTAATGCGTTAAATCCTCCTGGACTTCCCATTATACCGAGGCCAGAACCTATACCTAGACCACCTCCCAGTGCTCCTAATCCGAATTCGCCTGCTGCTGCTGCACCAGAAATCGTAGGCATGAATGCACTAGCCATTGATCCGAAACCAGATGCTGCTGGTGCAGCAACGGAGCCAATACTACTCATCAGGTTTGCACCTGCAAGAAAATCAATCATTATCCTGCCCTCCTAATTTTTAAAGAGTCATTTCTTCCTCTGTTTTTACTACGACTCATGGGTCTCCCTTTAGTTGTACTTCCTTTGTAATGTGCAGCGTCCCTAGTGTCACCTACTGATAACCCTAAATCTTTACGCAGTTTGTTAGCATTGACTCTTAATGCTAGACCTTTCTTGGTCTTATTATACTTTTTCTGTGGTCTTTTACGGTTACCATTAGCGTACCTAGGCCCCGATTTTCTCTTTCTTCCCATAGAGTCTCCGTTGTACAAGTTCTGGGTCTACTTTAGGCATGACACTTGCCAACTTATGTAATGGATTTCCCTCGTAAGCGACTCCACTAATGTCATTCTTTACTAGCCAATCACAAGCGGCCTTCAGTTCGTGAGCCGTAGCTTCACCACTTCTGACTCTTTTAAGGAATTCTTCTGTGACTAGATTGTGTAGTTCGTTAAATTGTTCTTCTGTAGCTTTCTTAGTCATTACGTTCCGGCTCTTCGCTCGGCTTTAACTTATTGAGTAAAGTTTGAATACTTTGGATGACGCTATTCTCCTTCAATGGAGACAGAGCAATCAGTTCTGATGCTAGGGCTACGATCACCCAAAATGCGGGTTCGGATAGAAATAATAGTTCCATTTATTCAGCGGGTTGTTGTTTGGTTAATAAAGCTATTGGTACGACATCATTACACATATGTTCTACTCTAGATCCAGGTCTAAAAGTAAACCCTTTCTGTTGCAGTTCTGCACATTTAAGTGCTCTTACAAGTTCATAATCAAGTATCTGTTTCTGCTCTCTACGTTTAGCTATAGACTTACATCTATCTATAGTGCCCCAATCTAAAGGCACCATAAAGCTAATCTGAGCACCCCAGTTATTACTTGTTACGTAACTTTCATTGTCAAATGGTATCGTATCATTACCCATATAAAATGGGGATAAAGTCATAGTAGGACCATTACAAATGATCCCACCACCATAGTGCTGCCTAGAAGGAGCACCATTGTTCTGAAACTGCACTGCTTGGTTCGTCACATTACCAGTTGCAGTACTCTCAGGGGCTGCTGTGTTATATACATCATCAGCCATTACAGGGTTTAGCGCAGCTCCGCTGCTCATTACTGCGAGAAGACTGAAAGCGAGGTAGTAGTGGAGTTTGTTGTAATACTTCGATCGATGTCGATCTGTTCTACTACGCCTGCTGGACGTGTCACAGTCTCTATTTGAAACTGCTCTCCTGCTGTGTGTACTGTGTAAGTTGTTTGTGGGTCCACAATGTTCCCACTCGGTATTACGTTGGTTCCTGACCAACTGTTGTAAGTACCTCCAAATACTTCTTGGTCTATCACCTCGGTTACTACTTGTGTCGTAATCGTGGTTGCTTGCATTGATCCTTGGGTGAACTGTGGTGTTATTGAGTTTGCCCTTGCTATAGAAGGTGTGAGTAGAAGAAGTGGAATTAGCCATAGTTTATTCATCTTTTTTGCCATTTCTGTTAGAAGGTTGGATCCCGAAAGTCGCCAGTGTGCCAGTAAAGATACTGGCTACAAAGGTTATATCTTTGGGTGTTTGTTCTCCTAATCCAGGTATTTCAACGTAATTAAGACTGATTATAAAACCAGCCCATACAACTACACCTAATCTAACAAATGTAGATAAGATCTCCAGTTGCTCGTCCCTGTCGTCTAATCCATCCTTAAGTTTCGCTAGGACGTTCTTCGGTTTTGGTGTCTCCGTCTTTTCCAAGTTTCTTTTGTATACGTTTTACTACCTGCATAAATACAGGTTTTAATAGTTTAACTAGATAGTTAAACATTGAAGTAGCAGTTAAAGTGGCAACCACAGAGACTGCAGCAGTAGTTGCCGCAGTCGCTACAATCTCTTCCCTTGGTACAGGGATATCTATATCAGTCCAAGGTACGTTTATCTTACGTACTTCCGGTAAAGGGTTCTCCTTCTTTCCCTCTGGTTCCTCCTTTACTTCTTCTTCCCCCTCTCTAGGAACGCCTACAGGAGGGCTTAAAAACTCTGGAGGAGCAATCATAGGCTTATAGGATGGAACGTCCGCTGTAGGGACACTGAGGATAGGCTCAGGAAGTATCGGTGGTTCAGGTATAACCTGAGTCGGTAGGTTTATAGAAGGGAGGATAGGAGGTTCCATACTAACTTAATTTTGCATTACCTGCAGTGATAGCATTGTTGATACTGGTGAAGTCTTCTGAAGTCCAGATTGACTCATCAGCATTATTTTTATATGCTTTAATTATCTCCAGATGTCTCACATTTCTATGTAATGTAGCCTTCTCTGGATCAGTTAAAGATGATTTAGCCACTAAACTATCGATAAGAGTTACAACAGGGCTTGCACCTGAAAATTTTGCAGCAATCTCCTCTGATGTGCGGTCTCGTATAGGTTTAAATCCTAACTCGTCTGACATAATTTTAATTCCTCTTTTAATTGATTTACTTGTACTGACAGGTCTTGAACAGCTTGAACTAGAACTGGTATTAGATTACTGTATGTTGCTTCTAGTTTATCTGGATTCGATTCATATACTAAATCTAAGAAGTCAGCATTAGCATCCTCTTGTGCAGATTTCAATTGCTGTGCTGTGAATCCTGCTCTTACTTTACCATCTTTAGCAGCATCACCTTTTCTAGTTTGCCATTTAAATTTAACTGGCTTCAAGGTGTTAACAAAATCTAGTCCTACTGGTAAGTCTACAATATCAGTTTTATCACGTTCATCTGAGGTACTAGTAATAGAAGTTACAGCGCATCGTAAAGTTGCAATACTATCACCTAGTGTAAATTCATTAGTTATGGTAGTGGTCGATGGCTCTGCATTAGCACCAATTGCGGTGTTGTTTGATCCCGTGCCGTGATCCTTGCCCGCTTCAAAGCCGATAAAAGTATTGTCATCCCCAGAGGTGTTGTTGGCACCTGCATTCATACCCACAAATACGTTTTCTTCCCCACCGTGCAAGTCGAAACCAGCAAAGTATCCAATCGCTACATTGTCATCTGTACCGGTGCCAACGTAATACATGGCCCCGTAACCAACTGAGGTATTATTGTTGGTACTTTCCCCCGAAGCCGATTGCTGTTTGCCTGCATATGCTCCTATATGTACGTTATTCTCACCTTGGTTGTTACCATAGCCTGAAGTGTAGCCTATATATACATTCTGTTCTGCGCTTGTGCTACCGTTTCCAGCGCTGTACCCTATATGTACGCAATCATGACCCGTGAGATTGGCTCCTGCATAACATCCTATAACCACTGAATCGTCGGTATTGCCAAGTTTTAAAGCATTTACACCTAAAGCGACATTTCTCGATCCAGTTGACGTAGACAATAACGCTTCATATCCAACAGCAGTATTATCATCACCAGTACTAATAGCTGCACCACACTTGTATCCTACTAAAGTGGTTTTTGTAGCACCACCCTCCATAGTTGATCCGGCCTCTCTTCCTATCGCTACAGCGCCATCTCCGGTACAAGCGGTAAGTGCTTTATAACCAACAGCAACACAGCTATCGTGAGTAGCAGCACTCGATTTTAAAGCTTCAAAACCAATAGCTACACTATCACTTGCTACAGTGGCTGATGCCATTGCCCCAGAGCCAACTGCAACATTATATGATGCATCATCTACAGCCGTTCCTATTGGACTCGCTACAAGCAGAGCGGCGCTGTGGCCTATAAATGTATTATCTTTATTCTTAGTTAATGCGTAACCCGATTTCCACCCTACACATGTGTTATCCGCAGGTTCAGTGCTGTCATTAGCAATCTGATCTGCAGTATACATTGATTGATAGCCAATGGCAACACTTTCCGAAGTTGCACCAGCATTCTTTAAAGCTTCGTGGCCAACAGCAATATTTTGATAACCTGAGGTTTGATCCCATAATGCATAACTACCTATAGCTACATTGTCACTCCCGTAGGTGGATTCATGTAAAGCTGCATAACCAATAGCTATGTTGTCGTCAGATGAGGAGTCATAGTCACTGCCACCAGCATAAGATCCTATGCTAATATTACGCTCAGCATCATCTTTTAATTTACCTGCTTGATAACCGATAGCTACATTATCATCATTATTTCCACCATCAGTAGCTCCATGTAATGCTTCTTCACCGATTGCAACATTCCTTTCACCTGTAGCTTCTAGAAGTTCAGCAGCCTCTTTTCCTAATACAGTATTATTAGTAGCCATATTTGGACCTAATCCAACAACAGCTCCGTTAATAGTAAGTGACGTATTAGAGATAGCATCAGCTAGTTTGTCGCTATCAACAGCATCATCTGCAAGATGTACTGTATCAATGGAACCATCTACATACTGATCACTATCTACAGAGTTGGCTGACATATGCTCTAGATCGATAGATCCTGCTACATAATGCTCAGAATCGATTACATCATCTTGAATGTTATCTCCATCTATGATGTCAGCAGCTAAATGTACGTGATCCACAGCGCCAGCGACTATCTCAGCACTGTCTACTGCATCATCAGCCATCTTAGCATTTGTTACAGAATTATCAGCAACAGTAGCTTCGGCAAGTGCTTCCCATTTCAGCTTACCACCTACAGTACTATCATATTTTAAAACATGGTCATCAGAAGGCGTACCGGTTACATATAACGAATCTGCATCAACTGCATCATCAGCTAGGTGATCTGCATCAATGGACCCGTCTACATACTGATCACTGTCAACCGAGTTGACTGACATATGAGCTAGATCGATAGCTCCTGCGGCTATCTCATCACTATCTACTGCGTCATCAGCTAAATGCTCGTTATCAATAGAGCCTGCAGCATAGTGTTCTGAGTTAATAACATCATCTTGAATGTTATCTCCATCAATGCAATCATTAGCT